ATAATAAAAAACAAATAGGGATAAAACATAATTTTTATCCATTACGCGTAAGATTAGAAAATTTATTAATTAAACATGAAGATAAATATAATTTAAAAATATTGCCTCAAAAATGCATTCATAACGCACTGGTCGCAAATGAAGATTTATCAAAATTAATTAATGAATCATATTTGACAATTGCATCATGTGGCAGATCAGATATTGCATTTGCAAAATATTTTGAAATAGCTGGTTCATATAGCGCAATATTAGGTAATTATCCAACTGATTATAGTGATGTATTTAAAGAAAATATAATAGAGGTAAATGAATTTATGACGGATGATGAAATATTAAATATAATAGACAAATCATTGGATAATAAAAAAGAATTGGAAAATATGACTAAACGATTGGGAGATATAATCCATGAAAAATATAATCTACAAAAATGTGTCGTGGATATGGATAATATTTTTGATAAATATATAAACTAAATATTTAATATAATATATATAATATGAATAATATTAAATTTGTTGTATTTGACTTTGATGGAGTTTTCACAGATGGTAAATTTTATTTTGATAATGAAAATAACATAAAAAAATCATATAATGGTAAAGATTCATATGCATTAAAACTTCTTAAAAAATATAATATTAAATCAGGAGTAATAACAAATGATACAGTGATATCCATAAAACATGCTCCTCATATATTCAATCGATTAGATAAAGTCAGTCTTGGCGTTAATAGACCAAAACTTGATATACTGAATGAATGGATACAAGAATATAATTTTACTTATGATGAAATCGCATATATTGGCGATGATTTACCTGACATACCAGTTTTAAAAAAAGTAGGATTTGCGGCATGTCCATTTGACGCAATGGATGAAGTTAAAAAAATATGTCAATATATTTGTAAAAATAAAGGTGGTGAGTGTGCTGTTAGAGAATTTGTTGATTTAATTATAAATCAAATCAATAAAAATAAAAGTATAAATATAAATAATGCTGGTAAAATAACTGCGGTGATACCTGTTAAAAAAAATAGCACACGTTGTAAAAATAAAAATATTAGGCAATTTGGTGACATTAATTTATTACAATTAAAAATACAAACATTAAAAAAAGTAAAAGGAATTGACCAAATATTAGTCACATCAAATTGTGATAAAATGTTAAAAATAGCCCAACAACTTGGTGTGCGTACACACAAAAGAAGTGAAAAATATTGTGCTAAATGTCCACCAAGTGTATTATTTCCTTTTTTGGCATCTTTGTTGTCAACACCAATTATGATGTATGTACAAGTCACAACACCATTTGTATCACATATTACTTATGATAATATTATTGAAACATGGCACAAAGAAAAAAATAACATTGATTCTTTTGTTACATGCAATACAATACAAGAATTTATTTGGTATAAAAATAAACCAATCAATTATGAAATTACTCAACATCCTATGTCTCAAAACTTACCAAAATATAACACTCTTAATTTTGCATGTCATATATTAAATACCGACACAATTCGAAAGTATAATAATATTATTGGCGTAAAACCTTATTTTTATAAATTGGATAACATTGAAAATATGGACATCGACTATAATAATCAATTTTTAATATCTGAATTATTATACAATCAAAATATAACAAATAACCTAATTTGTAATACAATAATGCACCACAAAAATGAAAAAATGGAATTATTAGATTGTACAATACGCGATGGGGGTTATTTAAACAACTGGAATTTTACAAATGAACAGATAATTGATTGTTACAAAGCAGTTACTGATGCAGGTTATGATTATTTTGAAATAGGATACAAAAGAAAAAAAAATAAAAATGATAAAATAAATGGTAAATGGTATTATTTGGAAGATAAATACATTGATGATATTCTGAATAAATTCAAAGGTTGTAAAATAGCTGTTATGATTGAACCACTAAAAAATGATATTGATATAGATGATTTTGTGCACAGAGATAAATCAAATATATCGTTAATAAGAGTTTTAACAAAAAATGATGCTGATCAAAAACATATAATAAAAATATGTAAACAATTAATTGATTATGGTTATGATGTTACATTAAATATTTCATACAGTAATATGATCAGTGATAATGATATAATAAAATTTGTGGCTGATTATCACAATCTAAATTTAAAAGCAATATATTTAGCAGATAGTTATGGTGGTTTTAATATTATTAATATACCATCACAATTACATAAATTTTATATTGAACTAAATAAATATAATTCTAATATATCATTTGGATTTCATTGTCATAACAACAATGAAAATGCTCTTAGTAAAACAAATATGGCAATATTTCATGGATGTAGTATGATTGATAGTTGTATTGGGGGACTTGGAAGAGGTGCTGGTAATTTAAAATCAGAACAATTGTTATCTTATTTACATAAAAATAATCCTGATTATATTAAAATAATAACGCCTTTAATATTATATTACGATAAATATATTTTATCAAAAAAACAATATAATAATTGTCCTTATATTAGAACGCATCCATATTATATAATATCTGGAACTCTAAGTGTTCATCCCAATTATATTTCTGAAATATTTAAAAATAAAACAAATGTAAAACAAGATTTAGAATTAATAATTAAAATATATGAATATACCAAAACATCCAATAAAAATTATAACAACCAATTAATTACTTCACTATTAAAATAAATTTAGGTGTATATATCTTGATCCATTTTACCTTTTAATCCAATGGGATTTATATTTATTATTTTTGAATTTGGATATTCTTTATTTTTAAATTCAAACATTTTTCCCCACCATGTTATCAATGATTTTTGAATATCATTTTCATATTCCGGTGTAATACTGTCATTGTTCAAAAAATATTGATTTCCGCTTCCATGAAAATTTGAACAATCACATCCCACTAAATATATTTTTTTAAAACCTGCATATAATGCAAATTGACACGCTGAATATACAATTGAATGATTTATAAATGGGTTTTTATCAATATTTTTGTGTATATCAACGTTATTTAGTTCTAGTAATAATGTATTTTTGTCATCGAATTTATTTAAATCTTCATTTACAAATCCATGATCATTTAAACTTCCCCTTCCACTTTTTGGAAAACAAAATTTATCAATTTTAAGTTTATCAACTATTTCTTTATTATCCTTCCAAACAGAATGATTATATTTATAACCATGACCAAAAAAATAATATTTAAAATTTGGATTATTTAAAATTTTTTCGGATTTAATTATTAAATTTACACCTATTATTGATCCCTCTTCTTGCATTTTAAATGCATTAAATGTTTTTCCAGTTGCCACAATATAACATATTTCCTCATTATGTAAATTTTTATATTTTAATAATTGTTCGTGATTTTTTAAAAAATTCATTTATAAATAATATGGATATTTTATTCAGCAAATATAATAAAGCAGTTTATGATAAAATTGATTTAATTAATTTAGCCACATGGTATTAAAAATAACACTTTATTTATTTATGGGATCTCCCTTTGTAATTTTAATTTTTTTTGTATGAGGTTCATCTTCATTGTCAATTATAGGTTTATCGTGTTGAAGGGGTGTTTTGTTTTGCCTGAAAAAGTATTTTTCGTATTTTTGTTGAAATTCGCTTTGGCATTCACTTGATTTATAAAATTCAATTAAAACATCTATATTTTCATCTTTTATTTTATTGAAATTTTCTAAATAATATTCATTTTTTAATTTGTTGGTAATTTTTAAAACTGTTTTACACCAGGATTTTATGTCATGTATTATTTCAGGAGTTATTTCCAAATCTATTTTTATTATTTCTAATTCTACATCACAATCTGAACATTTCATAATTAATTGATTTGTTTCTTTATCAATTTTAAACCAATATTTACCAAATTCTCCTTCTAGACTAGAAATATCGTTTATATCATTTGAGTCTATAAATTTGCGAATTGTATCAGGATTTATATGGTCTAAATAAGTATTATAAGGATTTGTTTGTAAATATTTATTATTTAATAAATTACATTTTGAGAAAAAATTACCTTTATCACTGTCATATTCAATTTCATAATCATAAAGATATATTTTATTTTTATCATTAATTTCCAACCAAATTTCAATTATTGAATTTTCCTTTTTAGTGTAAATTTCGTGATTTATTCGCATATTCCAATTTGTTTTGATTAATATGAACTGATTAATGACTAATATTTTCAATCAATCAAATTTTTTTTTTATGTATGTATGTGCATTTAAATTCAATAAATCCAATTAAACCGAAAATAAAAATATAATTATTTAAACCGTTTGCTCAATGTCAAATAATAAAAAAAATCATGGAATCCCAATCTCTATATCAAGACTTAATTGACAATCACGTTGTTGTCATAAAAAAAAATAAAAAAATCATCTTAAAATCTGGTTTAAAATCGAATTATTTTGTAAATATCAAGAAAACTATTTCCATCCCATTTCTTTTTCAAAAAATCATTAATGGATTGTGCAAACAAATCCATCGAATTTCCAATTTAAATCAATATGCTATAATTGGTGTACCATATTCTGGTATTCCGTTTGCTGGAGCAATTGCGTATGAACTTGGAATTCCATTATATCTTTTACGAAGTGAACAAAATGATCATGGCTTGGGTAATCGCATTGAAGGTGAAATTACCAATAAAAAAATAATTTTAGTGGAAGATGTAATGACCACTGGAAAATCAATTTTGGAAACAGTGTCTTTATTAGAGCAAATGGATTTAAATTTAGATGTTCAACATGTTTTTACAATTTTTCAGCGTGGACAACTGGATTATCAAATGTTCAGCAAAAAACAGATTCAATATAATTATTTGACGCGAAAATCACATGAAACCATTTTGGGCAAATTAGATGAATTAAATTCTCTTCAACCCATTCATGGAAAACTAAAGAAATTCACATTATTAAAAAAATCAAATATTATTTTGTCAATTGATACAGACAATTCCAATCAGCTTTATAATCTAATTAAACTATTGGGTTCTCATATTGTTGGTGTAAAAATTCATTTGGATATATTTCCAGAATTGGAACGAGCCAACATACGAGCATTTTTAAAAAAACAAAAAGAACTGGATCAATTTATAGTTATTGAAGATCGGAAATTTGCCGATATTTGCTCTACCAATATAAAACAAATGAAGGCATTGGAAACGGAAAAATATGCCGATATGATTATTTGTCATGGTATTTGTGGTTTTGAATTTGCGAAATATTCATCACTGCCTATTTTATTGGTTGCACAATTATCGAATCAAGGAAACTTAATTAATCTTGATTATACAGAGCAATGTATAAAAGGTGCAAGTAATATGGACAATATAGTGGGATTTATTTCACAAAAGAATTTGGGATATAACAAAGCATTATATTTCAAGCCAGGTATACGATTAAATCGAACAGAAGATGGATTGGATCAACAATATAGTCAAAAACCAACAAATGGTATTGATTATTATATTGTGGGGCGTGGTATTTTGGAAAGTGATGATCCATTAGGTGAACTAAAAAAATATAATAATGTGTTTTGTTCTTTGTAATAGGACAAAAAAACAAGAAACGGAAAAAAACAAGTTTTTTTTTAATACTATAAGATAACCCATTATGTATAAACGTCGGAACAATAGAAAAAAAGGATACAACATCACCGGAAGTACTTTATTCAGTCGTTCTCCACAAAAACAAATGATCCGATCACCCATTAAACTGGGTCAAAAAATGAAAACACCAACATTACCAAATCGTATAAAATCACGAACATTACAACCAAATTCACAGATAAATCCAACACATCATGCTATGTCATCACGCGCTACGTCATCACGCGCTACGTCATCACCTCCATTAAATAATTTAAATTTAAAAAGAAAACGTATTCAAGAAATAATTTCTAAAAAAACACAAAATAGTCAATACAAAAAACGATCACCTTTAAAAAATCATCAACCCAAATATCAGCCTAAAAATTACCAAGAATCAAACTACAAATATCAATCTAGGAATCAAAAATTACCATCTACTACAAATCAACTCAGAAATCAATCACGACAACCTTCTCCATCAAACCATAAACCACAACAACAACGATCACCCCAACAACAACGATCACCCCAACAACAACGATCACCCCAACAACAACGACCACAACAACAACGATCTCGACCACAACCCAGATCCGTATCAAACCATCAATCACGACGACTTTCCTCATCAAACCATCAATCACGACGATCACCACAGCAACGACAAAAATCACCACGTCGACAACCATCGAAAGGCTTGTATGTGGTCAATAAAGTTTTAAAGACTCAAAACAAAAATGAAAATAATTTTTACGTTGAAGATCAAAGTATAAATAACAATGATGATGACTATGATGATGATAGTATTTATCACAATTCAGTTGATGAAATAGATATTTACAATCATGAACCAGAGAAACCAAATTATAAAAGAACTTCTAAAAAAAATACAATTGTTAATGTGTCTTTCATTAAAAGGGAAGATGTGAAGCAGAAACAAGAAGAATTGAACAAACTGGAGGAAATGAGAAAACAAGAAGAATTGAGAAAACTTGCGGAAACAAGAAAACAAGAAGAATTGAAAAAACAAGAAGAATTGAGAAAACTTGCGGAAGCAAGAAAACAAGAAGAATTGAGAAAACAAGAAGAATTAAGAAAACAAGAAGAATTGAGAAAACAAGAAGAATTAAAAAAACAAGAAGAATTAAAAAAACAAAACATAAGGGATGCAAGTGATATTTTGAAACAGCAAAATTTTGAAATTAAATCGTTTCAATCTCATGTTCGACAAAAAAAAATGTCAAAAAAATTTCCAAAAAAATCACCAAAAAAATCACCAAAAAAATTGCCAAAAAAATCACCAAAAAAAAAGAAACAATATGAAAAAAAAAAGGAAACAAGGAAAAAAAAGAAATTTCCAACAACAGTAAAATTAAGAATTAACAAACACAGTTTGGATAAAACTCATGTGTATAAAAATAAAATTCCCCCTAATGCACGAAAAATTTTAATTGACAACTTTGTGATAAAAAAAGATTCAAAAATTCCAGATAAAACAGTGGATTATTTATATCAATTATATATGGATCAATCAATGAAAATTTATTAAAAATAAATATTTATTGGTAGAATACTTATGTCTCTTTGGCTATTACTCAAATCACAATCTTTCTTGAATAACAATTTATATCCAAATAAATATTCTAAAAAATGAGTATAAAACGTATAAATTTTATAATAAAAAAAATTATTTATTTTTTAATTAATTTTATTAAAAATGCCTTTGAAAATGCCTTTGAAAATGCCTTTGAAAATGCCTTTGAAAATGCCTTGTATAATTTTAAATTAAAAGCACTAAAAAATTTAGTTAAACGGTATCAACTTTTATTTTGAAATATTATTTAAGAAAAAAGTGTTAAAGTATAGTAAAAAGAAATAATAAATGTTTTATGATGATATGTTTGTAGGTATTTTAACCATTAAACCCAATCGAAAAATTGCTATGAAATTAAAAAACCAAGTTTCTCATAATTTAAAAATTCCTCTTCACTTAATTCATGTTTTTGTCTTTCCACCAGAATCAAAAAAAGAAGATATTGATCGTGGTATTTCATTGAATCACCAACATATCATACGAACTGCATATCAGCAAAATTATAAATATGTAATGGTTTTTGAAGATGATGTCGTTTTTTATAATGATACATATAGAAGAAACCACAAAAGTAACCATTCATTATTTTTAAAAGCATGGAATGAAAAAGATTCTATTAAAAATTGGGAAGCTTTATTCTTAGGTGGTTTTAATGCTGGCATTAATTATCATGTTACACCACATTTATGTCGCGGAATTAGAACATTTGGAGCACATGGATATATTTTGAATCGTCGCTCAATGAAAAAAGTGTTGGAACGTGATTTTTCCAAAATTAAAAATTTTTTGACGTTTGAAGCAAGTCTAAATCAATTTGATATAGCAGTTTTAAGTGCTTTGCGCGGATACCAAGTTGCCCCATTTATTTTATACCAATATAAGATTCCTCGTTTGATTCGGTTTGTAGACAAGTTTTTTAATTTTGATAATGGACAATATGAAAGTTTTTTATACAAATGGACAAATATGTTGTGGTTATTTGTAATTTCATTAATACTGGTCGGTGTGTATGGTATATTAAAATGGAGAAATTTCATTTGAAACGCCACTTGTACTAAAGTGTGTCATATTAAAATAAATTCCATATATTGCGGTAAAACCAATCCAGGTGTATTTTTTTTAAGGTGGACAAATAAAAAATATATAAATTAAATTTAAAATTTGATTTTTTTAGCTGAACAAAGTACTAGTTTAATTGTTTAATATTTTAAACCATCAATTTAGTCAATAAAATGTTTTCATCTGATAAAACAATATCTAGGAAAACAGGAAGATTTCCAATGTTTCATTCTATGACCACAAGAACCGGCAAACGAATTCCAGCGGGTCATCAGCCATTGATGAAAACATGTATTTTATCACCATTGCCACCACTGATTAAGAAAAAGACTGGGAAAAAGACTGGGAAAAAAACCAGAGGAGAAACAGAAAAAAAACAGAAAAAAACGTTGCCAAAAGAGGTATTGGCAGCAATAGACAATTATGTACATGAACTTTTCATTGGTTTTGAATAGAATTTCAGAAATCCAATGCTTCTAGTAAAATTCTTTTAATAATAAATTCTTTTTTTTTCTGTTTATTTTCTCCAATATTAACAGTTATTTTAAAAGTTTTGGTCTTATTTGAGTTTCCCAATGTGAAATAAACCACATTGGTTAATTCTTTTGTAGGTGCCCATCCAATCCATCCCGTAATGGTAATATTAATATGAGCATCCAATAATTTTAATGATTTTGCAAATTTACACAATCCAGTATTCATACTCTCAGCTGTTTCTCTTGAAACAATCGTCATTTCTTCTGTCAACTCATGAGGTACATTTAAAATTTTTTGTTTAATTTCTGGACTATAAACCAACACAGATAAATCCATAATGCGACTGGATCCATCAATATTAGTAATGGCATTCATTATTCCACCACCTGTACAACTTTCGGCAGTCCGAATACGTATTTTGTTTTGTATTAAGTTTAAAACAAGATCATCGATAGTTGTTTTATTCCATTTTAAGTGATCTTCAACATTTGATTTAATAAATTCAGACATGTATGTGTTGTGTATATTATTTTGTTTAATTTTATCAAATTTATATAAATTTTGTAATTTTAAATTTAATAAAATTATCAAATTTATATAAATTTTGTAATTTTAAATTTAATAAAATTTTTTTGTTTCCTTTGTTTCCTTTGTTTCCTTTGTTCCCTTTGTTTTCTTTGATTTTGATTATTTAGTTTTTTTTTTGATTATATCTTTTGATTATAAAAGAAGTTTTTTTGATTATTTAGTTTTTTTTGATTCTTTTATTTTTTTAACTTTTGGATTTGGATTTTTTTTTTCTTTTCCAAAATATATGTCACTTTTTTCCAAAATTTTATGCCATGGTTTATACGGTATTTCTGGAAACATTTGATGTCGAATTCGCATTAAAAAATCCCCCATCCAATTATATCCATATGCTTCACCTGTGTTTTTATCGATCGCACCTGTCCATGGATCATGATGCCATATGGGACGTTTGTATTTTTTACGAATGCCATTTTCAATTAACAATTTAGATCCAGATTTTCGTAAAAGCTTTTTCATGGCTGGAACAGAATATTTAGCAGTTAAAATAGTTTTCCAATATTTATTCCACCCAGTTTCCTGATCTGACCCAAGGGGCGCTTTTCCAGTTTTTTTATAATCATTTGCCAATTTTTTTGGAATTAAACCAATCATTTTTGCCTCTGATTTTTTTTTAAAATGATGTTCACCAGCTTTGCCAGGATAAAGTACTTTAATATATTCATAATTCGCATATTTACCACCTATTATCCAATTTCCTACATTTGTTAGACCTTCGCGTGGATAAAACATTCGCAAAAATTGATAAGCATGTTCAGAAGAAGGAAATGTGAATGATTTCCCTTCAATATTAATTTTTACAGGTGTTTCATAAAAATTGGAAAAAATCATTTGTTCTGGACTTCGTGATGCAGAACTAAAATAAATATATTCATAAATATCTGGTTTTGTGTTTGTGTTTGTTTTTGGTTTTGTTTTTGTTTTGGGTAGTTTGATTTTGATTTGAATATATCTTTTT